TGTGCATCTATATACAAACCAAAATCCTGTTGAAGCTGTTTAAAAATAACAGACTGAAATCTAGCTTGAAATTGTTTGTTTGTTGTTATTTTGGAAACTACCTCAGCTTGATAGTATATTGCTGCAGATATTTGTGCTACTGTACTATCTTTTAAAATGGCACCTTTAGTTCCCACCATAGTTTTTTGTAATCCGCTGGCGGCTGTAACTAGTAATGAGCTATTGTCCAATTATCTGATTTTCCGATCTCTTCACAGCAGAGTTATATGCAATTACGCCGCCAAATGGGTCTGTGATTGGAGTGGTTCCCATTAATTCATAAACTGTAGGAGTATTAGTAGGGAAATTTAATTCTTCCCAAATAACAATTCCTTCGGCATCTCTGATATTTGTAATTTTTTCTCGTAATGTTAATTTTTCTGATGTTCTAATTTCTAGGGTTTGATAGTTAGTATATTTATTAGAAATAATTTGTTTATCGCCAGACCTTGAAGAAGCAGAGTTAGTTATAATACCTTTTGCGCTGCAAGGCACTGTTCTATCAAACTGCCATTGTTTTTTTATTGAACCCGTATCTGGATCTTGTATATCAAATTGTTTATATATATCAGCAAACAAAGGCATGATAGAGTCGGCAAGATCATACATTAGATAACAACCATTTGATTGATAACATATGGAAGAAGTAGTTGATCTGCGTATAGATTACCAGTTCCTGAATATGTACCAGAATTATACTCGAACTCCCAGTCAAATGTTTTAATATTTTTAATATATTTATTGCGCCAAATTTTATCTTTTGAAAAATAATCTTTCATTAATTCAATGCATGCAAGATCAATTTCATCTTGAATGTCTTTACATACAAATTTGCCTTGAACGCGTTATGTTGATCTTGTATTAAAAGATCCATTCCATGTGTCATTAATTGTTGGGGGAACCATGCCATTTGCTGTATAAACAGTATTATCTAACATGTTAGCTCTATTAACTCTTATCCCAAATCCGCTTTCCGAAATAATTGTATTATAGTTCCAGTTGTTTATTGAATTAATTGTATCTAAAAGGAGTATATCGTTTTGATATAATTTATATAAAGTTGTTATTTTATATGGGAGGGGTAAAACATCAGAGCCTGAGCCATAAGCAATTTGAATATCGTCATATAAAAAGAATTGCTGCTTTGTATATGCCTCAATAAGTTTTCTTGCATACTTCTCAGCATTACATAATTCAGCATATGATTTAGAATTAGGATCTGAATAATCAGACCCCAACCCTAAAGAATCAATTACCTGTGTCATATCCGTATATGGTGTCTGCACAAATACCTTATTATCTTTTTGTGTAGATACTCCGCCTACTGTATATGTCCAACTTAATTTTAATTGTCTTTGTCTATCTGTATAGGTTAAAGGAATATATACAATATATGTTCCAGCATCTGCTTCTGATTTGACAGGCGTTAACGTTGCAAGTATCGTAGCAGGATTAATTGCTGGAGATATTGCTGGATCTTCTGTAATATCATACAATCGAACAGTTGGAAGGCTATCTGAATCAGTTAGCTGCCCCTGCCAAAACACTTTATGTGTTACTGGTGAATTTGAACCTACTAGAATTTCCATTTAATAAAGGTTAAGCGTAGTACTCCTGAACTTCCTTTGGAGTTGCTAAGCGGAAACCCTCCTCCTTGTCAAAAATTTCTTGAGCGTCTTCTGATGTCATTGCGACAAAAGGATGCTCTTTTGTAAATGTATAGTTAAGAATATCATATCTGTGATTCTCTCTAGTCATTCTGACTAGCATTGTATTTTCTGGCTGAGCATCAGGATTAAATCTTGGAAGAATTTCTTCTGCCTCTTCGCTGAATTCATCTGCCGCCTTCTCAATATCCTTAATAGTCTTTTGATAAACAGACCAAGTTACTCCCTCTTCGGCAAGAGCGGCAATAATATCGGTCTTATTCTTTAATCCATCAGTATCAACTGCAAAGTCCTCTGCAACTTTTCTGAGTTCTGCTACTTTCAATGTCTCGAATGACATATATTCTCCTTTGTTAGGTTCTTCAATTATAGCATTGTTAAATTAAAATGAAAAGCCCCTAAAATTAATTAGGGGCCTTTCGGGGGTTATTTCTTAATTAATTAAGAAGCAACCTTAACGTTCTTTACGACAACCCAAGCATCTGCTTGTTCGATCTGGACGCCAACACGAGTATACATTGTGTACTCGATTGAGTCCTTACGTGGCCAGAAGAAACGGTAAACAGTTACATCACGCTTGACACCAATAACTACGTTATTTGGGAATGACAAGTGGATATCTCCGTGTGAACCTGAAGCTCCTGATTGTGTACCAGTCTGTGTTTCATTAAGAAGTGGAACTTCAACAATCGGAATACCGAATGCGAATGGTGCCACATATCCTGCAGGTCCACCTAGTGGTGCGACTCCGCCGCGGATTACGCTTGAAGCGATATCCTGTGGGATTGTCTGATTTGTTCCAATGCTGTTAGCATATAGGAAATCCTGAATCAAGTTTGATCCAGCAAGGAAGCGAAGGTCTCCACGACGTTGCTTGTACTTACGTGGCATAGCCTTAAGTGCCTTGTTGAATACTTCACGAGATACGTTAGCGCCAGCTGCGTCTACGACACGACCTGATGCTTTTGCCTTCTTTACAACGCCATCAAATGACTTGTAAAGAGCGTCTGAAGAAAGTGATGTGTCACCGTTAAGAATAACATCTTCGATGTCATTTCCTGCCTGTGTTGCCATCAAACGTGCAATATGATCTTCTAGATCTGCACCTTCGATGTTATCTTCTAGAGACTCAGTTGAAAGCTCCCAATCCATGCGGAGTTTCTTTGTTGTTAGAGAAATCTTTGAGAAAGTTACGGCTGCGTTAGCACCGTCGTTATCTCCTTCAGTTGCAAGCTTCATAAGCTTTTCACCAACGGACATACGATCAATCTCGGCTGTGTCTGACTTCATACGAACTGTACGTGCGACTTTGCCAATTACGGTTGCGTCGAACATATAGTCAAGGAAGCGGGCAGACTGTTCTGGGTTTAGAAGACCACCATTGCCAGACTCGCTAGCTGTGTGTACTCCTGAACCACCTGAAGTTGAAGCAAATGTAGCTCTAGCTGTTGTGCTAGTTGCAATTGCTTTTTCTAATGTTTCATTGCTCATTTTTATACCTACCTTAGTTAAATATTTCGTTCACGGAACCGAGGAAAGAACCGTTCCATTTGGATTTTTTGATTGTTACCTCTTCTGATCGGCCAAGATCTGAAGACTTCTTAATTGCAGTCTCTGATTCTACTGCGTCGACACGCTTTTGTACACCATCAATCGTGCTCTTGATATCATTTACAGCACTTGAAAGTACTGTGTGTTGTTCTGCCAACTCTGAAATTCTAGCATCTACGCTTTTGCTGAAAGCTTCAACAGTCTCTTGGATTGTTGTTACCTGTGCTGCATTTGCTTCAGATGCCTTGTTTAGAGTTTCTGAGAAAAAGCCTTTTAGATCGCCTAACATCTTCGCAAAATCAGGTTCATCAACCTTATCTTCTGATACTTCGGCTGCTTTTTCCAGAGTCTCGGCAGGAACGTCTTCTACTACTGCATCTTCTGCAGGAGCCTCAACTGCTGCATCATCTGCAACAACTGCTGTCTCTTCAACGGCTACTTCAACTGCTGCATCTACTGCAACATCTTCAGCAACTACGTTTTCTGTGTTATCTGACATTTCATTACCTCCTTCTGCGTTTGCCTGTTTTGCAATTTTTTGTGAATCAGGCAACGTAAATCTTGAGTGCTTGTATGCATCAAGAATTTTATCAATCTCTTTTGCTTTGTTAACATCTGAACTCTCAACCCAACCAATTAGCTGTGCTGGCTTACCAGATACTGGTGAGTCATATGTTTTCTCTGTTGAGATAAAAACAGAGTTACTGTCTTCACAGTAAAAAATATTTTCGGTTACAACATCTACTGCTATACCTTTTGCAATGTATTGTCCATTTATTTTCTGGATAGAAAGAATGTTACATAGCTCATTTGCTGGAGAGTCTACAATTGACAACTCCATCAATTCATAGTCTTTAATAAATCTTACAGTTTTACCTGTAGCTTTATTAACTTCGTTATCTGACTCTTTAATCTTCCCGCCGATTGAGAATCCTGAAAGAGTTCCGTCTAGAACTTTCTCCCAGCTATCTTGTGCGCCTTTTGAAATGTATGCTGTTACATAAACGCCGTTATAAAATTCTTTGGTTGTTGGGTCATAGAAAGTTTCTGGTTTGAAAGAAACCATCTTGCCAACCGCAAGAGATCCGTGCATTTCACGAATGTTCCCACGAAAGCTTTCAAAGGCCTTTACGCTTGCTTCAGAAGTTACAACGTCACCAGTCTGGTCTACATTGTCAAGTGTTGCGAAACCAGAAACAGTTCTCTTTTCACGGTTAACTTTAGTGAAAGGAACAGACAAATTAATGTCATTGCCATGGCTAGTCCATAAAGACTTTTCAATATTCATATGCTTAATTTTAGCGACTTATAGATAAAAAGGCAAATAACAGTTGAGTGGGGTTAGTCAACCTGTCTGCCATCGCCTTTAGCATTTCTTCCCTCACCAGAAATATCTGGGGTAGTTGCTTGGCGATCTTGGGATCTTTGTCTGGTATTTCCAGCCACCGCTGTTTGCTCGGCTTTTGCTGGACCCTTTAATTCAATAACTTGATCTCCACCATCTAGCGGAATCATGCCTTTTCTAATTCGAACTTCATTTGGGGTAATTACCTGCATTCTTAAATATCTTTCATCAATTTTAGACTGAGTATCTTCATCAGTTAAAGTTAATTCATTAAATTTAAGTACTAGTGCATCTGTCTTTTCCTCAAATATTTTATTTATTTTTTTCTCTAAAATCATTTGGGCTGGACGGCAAACTTGCTCTTTAAATGTTTTATCGGCATCTCTTGCCACTGCCAAATTTACGCCTTCTGGAGTTCCAATTTTATTGATGGGAACACGGTGGGCTAATAGTATTTCATCTCTATTTGCTTTACGATAAACATTAAATGAAGATTCCTGTGGATTTGCCTCCACTGGCTCCATCTTAAATTCTGTCTTTGAGTCTGGGGTATCTCCTGGAAGTGGGATATATAGAGATCTGTGATTCTTTCCCTTTAATCCAACTTGGAAAAATTCAAGTAATTTTCTCTCTGATTCTGGAGAAAGCTTGGCCCCCTTTACTGTAATAATATATCTTGGGACCGCTTTATTTTCAAAGTAATCTAAGTTATATCTACCAGATAGTTCATTACCCGCCAAAGAAACCTGAGCGGCAATAATATCTGCAATTCCATAATAGTTATTCATTGGTGTATATTTCTTTAAATGAATGATTTCATTTGGGCGGTCTTCTTGACCAGCAATTGGATTTTCTGTTTCTGTGTCTCCAAAGTTACTAAAATAAACTGCCTTGCCGTACAGCAATTGAACATAGCCATCTCTTAATCTACGTACACGCATTGTTTTTGCGGGGACATGACCAATGTATCCAATGTTTCCAGCAGTTGTTCGACCTATTTCAATATAACCATTTCCAGTTGCTTCGTAATCTGTAAAAACTTTAATCAAAGTTTGAGTAAATGTATCTTCGTCATTTGTTGTATCAAGCCATGCGTGTATATCTTGTCGCAACTTGCTTATTTTTCTACGTGCTCTTTCAAGGGATTTATCATCTGAAAGCATGTCAAGAGCATCATTTGTTTTCTTTGTTTCTACAAAATCATAGCCAAGTCCAACGATGTTGGAAACTTTTGCATTAATTGCTGCATAGTTATATGTTGATGTTTCATATACTATTGAAAGATATTCAAGGTTATATGGTGGCTCTATTAAATCGAACATAGCATAGCCTGTAATAGCTTGTGCTAGTAGGTTTTGCTGTGTTCCCGTTCCCTCTACGCCAGTAAATGATTTAGAAAACTCTCTGCTAATCTTACGTTTAAATGAAGAACCAAGTCCTCTAACTTTTTTTAATTCATCCACTCCAACTGCAAATGGATCATTGCTTGTCTCATTCTTTTTTAAAGAGAACCAATCTGCTGTGTTTGAAATATTAATTATGTTTTCAGAACTCTCATCATCAATAAATTCTACGCTCATCTAATACCCCTTAATTTTTTCATATCGTCTTTATAGCTTCCAATATCTAACGGATCTGGAACTAATCCCCAGTCAAGTCTTTGCTTTTGGTGTTCAAATTCTTCATCATCAATTTTCCTTCTAGCGGAAAGAAATTTAGGCCCGCCCTCATATATGCCGAATGAGCGAACTTCTCTAGCCAAAGCATCGATTCTGGATCTATTTCCTTTTTTGGACGTGACTGAAAGAAAGTTCCCATTATCATCCCCAATCCATCTGCCATCTGGCATCTCCCAAACATATATTCCAAGAGTTGACTCTTCCGCAAGTACCTTGGTATTTATACGATTAATATCCATAGTAATTTATTTTACCATTATTTCCTATACAAGTCCAGCTTTTTGTCACAAAGAATGACAAAAACCTTAAATATTTGACGATTGATATTCAGTATTATTAATCAAATAAGCGGTTCCGTCATTACCTGTGGACGATTCTGATACTGTAAACGCTGTATCTGACACAGACACTACATATTGATGAGTATAGAGTTGGTAATGAGTAGTAGCCTGTTGGCTTGAAAGAACATCTGGATATAGGGCTATATTGCTATATGTATTGGCTCCGCCAGACTTTGTATTTGTTTGATTGTAATTAAATCTAATATTGCTTGTAGCAACTGAAGATAGAACTAATACAATATGGTGGGGCATCCCAGTAGTCAAAAATGATGAAATATTTGTACTTGAGGTGTAATCTACTCCATTGACGTATATAGCTGATACTCCAGTTTTAGTAATTACTCCTGAATTGTTCCATTCAAATATTTTGCTATTGCTTGAAAATAAAACATTTTCTCCAGCTACTGGGGTAAATATCATTTCTATGGATCTAAATGAGGTTGCAGAGTCTACATTGAATCCCCCGCCGTTATACATTCTAAGACCATTGTAGTCGTTGTAAGAAATAACTGGGTGGTTATATCTAGATAAAGCATAATCTTTTACAGAGTAAATCCTATCTCCAGAGTTATCTGCATAAAAATCTGTATTTGAAAATAGGTCTAGAGAAAGTGATCTAAGTATTGGAAGATTGGTTGATGTATCTGCTGATGTCATTGTAACTTTAAGATAAAGTAATCCACTAGTTATTCCGTCATTTTTATTAAAAAATGGAATTGGGCTATTATTTTTACATGTCTGCCAAGTAGTTCCGTCTTGACTTACCTGTACAGATATATTATCTACATCATCTTCCCATGCAATTTGTGAACTTGTAACTCCAAGGGATGACGGAACAATTATTGTTTCGGTAAAAGTAAATGTTTTTGATGATGAGGCATTAGTCTGCAAAAATGTTATATATGATTGATCAGTAGGCATTATTACATTTTCATTTATTAATTCAGACCATTGTTTTGTTCCAGGGTAGAAGTATCTGGCAACAGGGCGGATTTTAGAATGATTAAGGCTAAACAAATATCCACCATCTGGGTATGCAATTTGAGAATACATCAACTCTTTAATTCCTTCAGAATAATGTGATAAAATTTTAGATCCCGACAAGGCATATCTATAGAATGCGACTGAGTCAATAACAA